TCGTGATGTTATCAAACCTAACTTAATTCGAAAATTAAGCAATGACTTTCAATCTATAAATACTTGAACACGATGGTTTGTTTAGCATTTATACTAAGTATTCAGTATTTATAGTAAAATAAAATTCATGATAAGTAAAGATATTATCAAGATAATTAATGAAGAAGCATCGAATTTTGATTTTTTAGGTAATGAAGATTATTTAAAAGAACGAGAAATCATTGATTTATTGCAAAATGAAGAATTTCAAAAACAATTTATTTGTGATTCACTTTTAGAAAGAAAAAATAAAATAAAAACTGATGTTTTTGAGTCAAAAATCGGTGGTGATTGGGAAGATGATTCTGAAGATGCCTCAAATCTTACTCTTGACTATTTTCTTAAGGTTGAATATAAATATGATCAAGGGAAAGACTCTGTTAAATTCGATTTAAGTTTTTATAGTGATAATATTTCTATAAGTAAGAGGGATGATTATGATAAAGGAAGACTTGGTGGTACAACCGATAGTGATATTGCACCATCTGGCAGAGCATGGTTTAATGGCTTTAATTGGCTGGATATAAATGTTGATTTAAACACAAGTGAAGGTGATGAAATTAAATTTGTGGCATTTGAAAGAGCACCTTCGAAAATAAAAATGTTATTTATTAGGGAATATGTTGAAGGATATGTTGGTAATTATACGAGCATGGATATTGATACTCCCGAAGCAAAAGAAAAAATTCAAAATGTACCATATTGTTAACAATAACATGATATGTCAAATGAAAGAAAATTAATATTGGAAAAGGTTAATATGCTAATTAATAAACGAAAAGTAGAATTGCTTAAGAGATTTCCTTCTATTCACGAAGTTGATGATGGCATTATCATTCGTTTTTTTAGTGAATGGGATGATTGTGTTAATAATATTAAATATCATAAAATTATTAATGAAAATAATTCTGAAGACATTACAATTTTTTATTTTCTTCCTAAAGGTGCTATAATTGAACTTAAAAAAAGAGAATATGTTAAAACGATATCATGTTTAAGCGGAAAACTTGAAGTTAATGTAAATGGTACTGTTATTTATCTTACTGGTTTTAAAAAACTTTCTTTAGATGTTGATGAATTTCAAGGTATAGCACTTGAAGACAGTTATGCTCTCACTACAAATGGTTTTTAATTACCATTTTTTCAACAATAATATGAATTTAAAATCTTCTTTAATTTATTTTCTACTATATTCTTATCTAAATCAATGTATGATAATCTGTGTAAAATAATATTATTATTTTTAGCATATTCATTTTTTATATTATCCTTAATTATTGTGTCATTATATGTTTTTTCACCGCCAAAATAATTAAATGCTTTGTAATGATGTATTCCATCAAATTCAATTAGAATATTGTATGTTGGTAAATAAAAATCAAAACGTAATGTTGATATGTATTTACAATCATTAAACATTTTTTGAAACACAAAATCTATTTTATTTTTTGTTAAATATTTTTTAATTATGTTTTCGCCCTTGGACATTGAACATTTGGGACAACCGTTAAAATAAATCTGCACAAACTTGCACATCCTTTATTTCCTTGTAACGAGCACCGTATTGTCCCGTGAGAAACCGATTCAAAATGTTCTTACCCGCATTTATATCTGCATTGTCTCCGTGACCACAACTGAGACACAAGAACACTTCTCCGAGTCGATTTCCCCTATCGGAATGACCACATATTGGACAGGTTGTACTGGTGTAATAAGGTGCTACACTGCGAAAACTAACACGGTTAATCTCGCATTGTGCTTCTAACCTTTTCAACCAATACTTCCAATTCCAAGTTCCGATAGAACGCCTGATATTTTTAGCCAACAAGCGTTTGGCTTTACTTTTAAATCCCATTTTCTTTAGTTGCTCTACAACAATTAAATCTGGGGTTTCTTTAACTAATATTTCCTTTGCTGTTTCATCAATCCTTTGTTTCAATGCTCTCTTGGCTACATAATAACCATTGGACTTCTGCTTACATCTTTTAACTCTCTCGATACAGCCTTTGATGTCCTTACCATATTGATTGCCATTGTTAAGACTTGCTAATGCGTTTATACCAGTATCTATACCAATACACTTCGTGCCTTCTTTCTTTGTCTCAGTTATTATCTCGAAACTGAACTGCACATAGTTCTTGGTGATGATGTATGAGTTCAGTCTCTTACCGATATTATTGTATTTGTTGAAGTGCTTGTGGTATTTTATTGGTAAATCCATTATTATTTTATTACCTACTGAGGCTATGTGTAACCAAGCATCAAAGAGTCTACTGTCCTCAGTCTTATATCCATTATTTTTTGTCGGTACTAAATCAGCGATGGTACAACTAACATACATTCGATTACCTTTATGTAGTGGTTTAACGGCTTTCTCTTTCCACCTTTGTTTCGAAGCGTTTATCATATCAATGGCTTCTCTGGCTGCAACTTTTCTTAGTCGAGCCGACAACCATGAGTCTTGTGGTAAATCCACAATAGGTTTAAGGAGTTCACCTTTTGTTGCTTTATCAGTATTCAACCAAAAATAGTCAATGAAGATATTAACCACCTTTGAGTATTCGCTCAAGATGACCGATAGTTCATTCTGTTTCTTCGCTGTTGCGAATTTCAGACTACATTTGGTCGACCTGATTAGTTTCATTTAATCAATTGTTTTTTAATTTTAATTATCTCGATATCATTTATGGTTAACTCCCAATCCAAAGTTTCTTTTTCATACTGATTTATAGTATTCCAAAGCCAATACTTACATTCTTCCTTAGTTGGCTCTTTTTCAAAGAAATATGTTTTATTACTTTGAAAATTATCGAACAATATGTAATTGATTTTAAATTTTTCCATTTTTATTGTATATTATATCTTTCGGGTTCTACTGGTGGCGCAGTTTCTTCAATTGTTATTGTGAATTTTTTATAAATTCCGAGTTCGTTTTTTCCAAAAACGATGAATGATACCTTTTGTTCCAATTTATTTGGGTCGTACATCGTTGGTGATGTTAACTCAATTTCAGAATTCTTGTTTAAAAATTCTCTGATTGTTTGTAAAAATTCTTTTGCGTTCATAATTTCATTTTATTATATTTAATTTATAATTTGTTTTTCTTTTAGTTTTTGTTCTTTCAATTCCTTTTTACGCTTCGCACTACGCTTCCCGTACAACTTACCTGAGAACGAAGCCATGAGCATCATAATATCGTTCACAAATTCTTCCTCATTGGATATATTGTTGTTATCTACACATTCCAATTCAACATCATAACTGTTAAAGAAAGTCTTAATCAGATTGAATTGAAATCTGGTAAGACGGTCTTTGTTTTCGATTACAATTTTACTAATTTTTTTCTTAATAACCAAATCCACAAGTTTAACAAAACCAACACGGGTGTCCGAAAGTCCAGACCCGACATCCTTTATAATGTGTTCCACGCTATATTTCTTCTTTGCACAGTACTCAGAAATCCTCTGAGACTGTCTGTCCAAATCTCCTTTGGTTTTCTGTTCATGTGAACTGACACGACTGTATGTGGCAACACCATTTACAACTACTTCAACATTGTGTTCACCCATGTAGTTGTTAATGTCTTCTTCACGGTATTTACGGTGTCCACCAACGGTTTTAACTGATATGAGTTTACCTTCGTTATCCCATATCCTTAATGTTTTCTTGGTGACACCAAGAGTCAGAGATACTTGTTGTATGGATAATAACTTATTCATTTGACTGTTCAAGTATCTTTAGCATCAGTTCTTTTGATGAATCCAGAATCTTCTGAAATTCTTCAACGCTGATATCTTCATCAACATCCAATTCGAAAGGTATTGGATACACATCACCATTATCAAGTTCGAACTCGTGTTTATCAACACGGACAACTTTTAATGTTTGGTTCTTCAAATTTTCCATAATTTTGTTAATCTTTTTCATATAAATAGTATATTTTTTGTAAAAGTACGAAAAATTTTGTTAATTATTATTAATTTTTGTATAATTTTGTGAAATATTATCGTAGCAGTTGATTAACCCCTGTTATATTGATTCCCAGTGGAAAAAAGAGGAATTCGATATCAAACGTAGGTACAAACATATTGATGGAGCC